TCGTAATTAGCCCCAATATCTTTGACTAAAAAGGGATAAAAATAATCAATAGGCTCACCACTATAAGTGAACTTAAACATTCGCTTAATTGCATAGCCAGCCTCATCAGTAGAACGGATAAACCAAACATTCTTTTGCTGGCTTAAATCGCAAAACTCTTTTAGTATTTTCTCTAATACAGAAAAGCAATCTTGCATCTCGCCTATCCTTGCCTCAAAGGTTTGGGCATTTAGATAGACCGTATTATAAAAGTGGTCATATATGCTATCATAAGTAGCCGAATCTAATAACAAATTCATCTCTACCCAAATCTCTAATTCTAAGCCAGTCTTTTGAAGACACCAAGAAATATATTTGATTAAAGAATGTTGCCCAGTCAGAAACCGACCTTCATCATCCGATAATGGCAAATCTCGTAAAAAGGCTATTCCATCAGTAGCTGTGAGTTCTAATACATTAGGGTCAGGCTGAAAGGTCTGACCTAAATCAGAAATAGAAAGCCAACCGGTAAATATAACATCCGACACAGTACCAACCGAAATCTCTACCTTATACTGCTGATCGCCACCTCCAGCAAAGGTCATAGCATTTACCTCATCATTAGTAAATACTCTTAGCTTGCAGCTTTTACTTTTTATAGGAGTAAACTTATCCTCTGAGTTGTCAACGGTCTGTAAAACGACTGGGGCATCTGCTGTCTCCAGTTCTACCTCAGTCAAATCATTTTCTGCTGTGTTTGTAATCTTTACATAAATAGTCTGCTCATTCGGGCTATTGTCCGAATAATCTACTTGCGTATTAACAAAACTACCTTTGTAAAAGTTAGCCATTGACTCTTAGTTGACTTCTTTGTGTTCTGGCATAAGCCAGTAAAATATCTTGACCTCTTAACACCGACATCCCAGAACCACCACCATTGCCTCTACCACCCATCATAGACCCAACTTGATTGTTAGGCACAATCCCTCCACTTACTGAAGGCACAAATAATTCCGGTCCTCTTTCTCCTACCAAGTATGGTTGGCCACCGCTTACTGGACCTCCCAAGGCTCTTGCTTGCACCCCTTTATTAAGAGATTGTCTCAGTGCTGTACTTACAGCTACTAAAGCAATACCAGCCGCTAAAGCAGCACCCGGATTGGTAAATAATGTAGCCAATGCATCTTTAGCCAACTTAGCTACTCCAGATACAACAATTAATTGCTTACCAATAGATTCTAATCCTTGGGCTATTACATTAGCAAATGATTGAAAGACAGATTGTAAATCTCCACCAGTTAATGCAGTTCCAATGGCCTCGCCAATAGATGCCAAACCAGTAACTTGTATATTAGCTATACTATCATTTATGGTTTGTACAAATGATTCAAAGGCTTTGCCATTTGCCTCTAATAGCTTCTGAAAATCTATTGCTTCTTCAGATAAATTAATTCTTAACGGAACTTTAACTTCTTTTAACTTCTTAAAACTATTTTTTAGTTTTTCAGTAAAAGAATCCGTTAAAATACCTTTTTCAAATTGATCAGCTAGTTTACCTTCCTCAATTGTTAAATTTCTAAATCCTACAACTGGTGTAAAATCAACCTTTACCGGTTTAACTTTTTGCCCTACCGAACCAAGTAAATTAGTTGACTTTAAGGCTTGCTCATTAAATAAAGTAGTTACACCGGTAATCTCCTTAGTAATGTTAGCATACTCCTCTTGCCTTTGATTGAGGGCTTTTAAGGCATTATCTCTCTCAATTATAAAGGTTTGGCCACGACCTAACTCTTGCTCTCTCAGACTGAGCTGAGGCCTATTAATAAAGGCTGCTTGTGCCTTATTATAAGCCAACTGAGCCTCTGTGACTGATTTCTGGGCATCAGCTTGGTTAATTAACAAAGTAGCCGCCCGATCAGCCAACTGGTTAGCCAAAGCCTGAGCAATCAGTCCTTGTGTATATTGATTGACTAATTCAGTAGCTCTGGCAGTAGCGACATTGGTTAAGGTTAGCTTTTCTCCATACTGACCCAAAATATCATTGGCCTTGCTTAAAGCCTCATTTCTTTGCTGAAGTGGTAGATTGCCATTCTTGGCTATTTCTACAAACTTTTGCAGTTGTAGGCCACTAGATAAAGCCGAGGCCTCTGCATTTTTTAATGACTTATTAAACTCAGCAACTTCATCTTTGGCTTTCTTGGCCGCTTGGCTAGAACCAAATATCTCTTTGCTAAATACAGTAACTAAAGAAGTAGCAGCCGCAAAGGCTAAGCCTATACCAGCAGGGCCAGCAATAGCCCCTAACAATCCTTTTAATGCACCCCCAGTTGACCCAGTTGTTGCTTTTAGTCGCTGAAAGTCATCAAATAATGGCTGTAAGTTGTTAGAGATGGCTATAAAACCAAAAGGGGCATCTTGCACGATTCGGCTAAGATTGCCCACAGCAGTACCAGCTTGGTTAGCTTGTTGAGGTAGTTGGCTTAGTTTGGTTGTGGCTTGGGTAACAGAATTGCCCATAATAGCAGCAGCCTTGCCAGTATCTACCATTTCGGCTTGGACTAAATTTAAGCCCTTTACCGCACTATTGACATCTGCCGCTATCTGTATCTGCAATTCAGCCATTCTGCTTTGTTTTAAGCCTTTTTAAGGCTTCTTTCTCTTTCTTGGCCTTTAGGAGTGCCCTGATTTGCTCTTGGCTGATATCTTCCTTAGATTCAAGCTGCCAGCTATCCATGACAAACCTAGCCCCATTGCCCTTACCTATCAAAGCCTCGCATATTAAGGCTGTCTGAAACCTCAATAACAAAGACTCTGTCTTTACCTTTTCGATATATCCCTTTCTCAACAAAAGGTACTCATCGACCTCCAAACCGTAAAAGTCAACCGGAAGCAGGCCAATCTGACCAAAGGCTTCCGACCTCATCTCATCCCAAGTTAAGGATTTGCCACTTGGGCTGGGTCTTCCCCCTGGTCTTTAGGTTTATTAGCCTCGACAAACTTATTAATTAGACTGGCAGCATCGGTCTCATCCATTGCACCGACCCACTCTTGGACCTGCTCAATAGGGATAAATTCCTTGATGCCATTGACCTTGTTATAGCAGTTTAAGCCGCCATAAACGAGGCCACAGATAAAGTCAAATTGCTTGTCGGGCTTGCTTAGAAGCTCGGACATTAACAGAGGGTCAGAAGATGTAGCCTCTCCGTAGAACTTTGAGAACCACATCTTACCGACATCCAATGTAACCTCTTTGCCTCCAATTGTGTGTGTGATTTGTTTCATGTGTTATTAGCTTGCTGGTTGAGTATCAATGTCTCCTTCAATCTCAATAGTCATTGTAAACTTAGCAGTCTGACCGCTTACGTTTTGCTGACCTAAAGAGGCAATCCAACCATAACCGCCATGATAGACAGTCTCGGCTGAATCGGTGAGATGCCAATACTTTTTAGTATTGTTAGCATACATCGTTTGGAAATCATTAAAAGAAGCCTCAGAAGCATCAGGAGCTGTATCAACAACTGCATTCAGAGTGAATCGGTTGTTTTGGGGTCCTAATGTCTTTAGGGTTCCACAGTTAGTTTCATCACTAACCACATTGCGGCTGCCATCGAATGATCCCTCACTCTGACATACAGCCGACTTTCTTGCACCTGCGGGAGTGTCAGAATATTCAATGAACATTACACTGCCGGAGATTGTTGTAGGATCTGCCATTTTATTTTATTTATATTTGGTTTAACAAATGCTCGTATCTAATTATATATCTAAAGGTCGGATTTGACCCATCATCTTCTACTAATTGGTCTATTGACTGGACTCTAACACTTGTAATCTGAAAATCAGTTACAACAAGGTTAGTTGTGTTTGGTGTTGGCATTATTTGATTATTTAATATTTGGATATTAAACTCAGCCGCAAAAGGATTTGGGATTACATTTGCTTTTACAATTATCTCTAATCTTATTACCGCTGTCTGTAAAAATGCAGAGTTGTTATACTCTGATTGGCTTGATGTTTCTCCACTAATGAGTATGTAGCTGCCAGTTGTACCAGTAGGCACAACATCCTTAAACACAGGTAATTGTGCATTCATAGACACAAGTTCATACCATGCATTCTTTAAGGCTGGCAATGCTGCTTTATATGGCATCTAACACTCTGTTTAGATTCTGTAATAATTTAGTCCTAACCGGTATAATCTGCTTGTAAAAGAATGGCTTTGGACTAATACCATTCCTAAATATAGAACGAGCAATCAAAAAGGCTGCTCTATCGGCTTCCTTACCTTTAGCAATCCCCTTTCTCTTTACCCACCCCTTTATTGCATCGATGAGCTTAATAGCTCCTCCTTGCTTTGTTCCCCTAAATTGGGCAGCAAATTGCTCTGTGCCTAGATAGGGGTTAAATTTACTTTTGGTACCAAACTCAATAAATGGGGCATAAAAGGTATTAGCAGAAACAGTATAAGACATATCACCTTCTTTTGAGTAAGCTATCGACCTTAGCAACGTGCCACGATCTCCTCCTTGTGAGGCTAAGTCTCTTTTTGCCAATCCAACATACTCCATTGCAGATGCTTGTAATTCTCCATCTACCAGCAACTTTACTTCAGTAGAGGCTTTTGTAAGTCTCTTTTGTAAATTATCAAATCCTATGAGATTGACCTTTATCAAAGTATTGTGCTTGCTGTTAGTACCCAGTTAAATCGTTTCTCATCAATTCTTCTAGCTGCCGTTATCTCATAGAAATTACCATAATATTCTATTCTATATCTGGCATAAGGGTTATAACCTCTATAATATATTCTAAAGGATTTAGTATCATTAAGAGATACCATTCCATCGTTTACGGTTCTACTTCCACTTTCATCAGTAACTTCAGCCCATAATAAATAGCTAACAGTTGAGTTCTCGGAATAGTTGCCACTTTGAGATGGCAGTCCAAGATCATATCTATACAATTTAATTGGCTTATAGTTACCTATTCCCATTAACCTAACCAGTTTGTGGTTTTATATACTGAAGCAATTTTCATAGCCTCTTTACTCAATCCATCTACATTCTCATCCCCTCTATTGATATAGCGATAGGCTACCTCTTTCATTATAGCTTCCTTTAACCCTTTTGGCAAGGTAGCCAAAGAATAACCAGCTTGAAAGGTCATTTGCATGTTTGGTAAATGAGGGCTCTTAAAGATTCTATTGTTCATAGACACCTCAAAGTCATCAGTTGCAATGCTATCCCCTTCATCATCATAGACATAGCTAATTGAATTGACTGGCTGGAACGGAATCTCAAAATTACCAGCTAAGTTGGTAAACTCTATTTGAACATTCCTTCTTCTGAGATATAACCCAGTAAACTCCTCTATCCTTTCTCTTGCCGATACAATCAATGATTCAATCAGTAAGTTATCATCCATAAAAGTGGATGAAGTATTTAGTGGGCTTGTTATAAAGCCTTCAAGACGAAGATAATCCTTCATTTCTTGTAATTGAACTGGCTCCTCAATAGGAGTAACATCGCTAACAACTTTCCAGTCAATAAGTAGATTATACAGCATAGAGATTTATTAAAAAAAGGGGCCAGCCGAAACCGGCCCCACCACATCAAACCACAGCACCTATATTAGACATTACCAAAGTCAGCATAGATAACAGCATCAGTGCGGAGGAGGTTGATGTCCTCAAAGCACTCAACACGAGCAGTTACCAAGTTCTTTTGGAAGTTGTCGCTATCCTCATAAGAGAACTCAACACGCAGACCTTCAGTCTCAACTCTTTCTACATAGTTAGAGTCGATGATCAGAGCCTTGTCATCAGTTACCCAAGAAGCACCAATTACAGGTACACCAGCGATACGTACGTTACCAGAAGGGTC